ATCCATTCCTATATTATCTATTGGTGTAGGTAAGGTAACCAATGAGCCACAGTCTACACACTCACCATCTAGAAAGTAAAATGCTATCTCACCATATTCAAAGGCTACTATTGCTGTAAATAATTCTGAACCACATACACAAATATCTCCTATTGGATTACCACGTAAGTCCATTGCTCTACTGTAATCCTTTTTAAATAAATCTTTTATTTCTTTAGGCTCTTGAGTCATCGTCTTCATCTTCTTCTTTAACATCTAGGTTATCTGTATCATTGTAGGTACGCCATCCACCTAGATTTCTAATTAGAGAATTAACTGCACGTTCAACACGCTTGCGTGCACCATCAGCAGATGTGTTTAATTCTTTGGCTAACTCACTCCACTCGGAGTTATCTGTGGTAAATCTTAATCTTAAAATATTTTGTTTAGCCTCTGTTAACTGATTGAATGCTTTCTCTATGTCTGACCTAAGAACCAACCAATTGTTTCCGTCTGTTACTTCTCCTGATTTTCCGAATTGAAAGTTAAGGTCTTTGATTTTTGTAGGTATCTCATAACTATCTGCCAGGATAGATGGTAGAAATGCCTCAACTACTGATGAGTCATAGTAGTAAAGGTCAACCATATCGTAACCAAACTTACGGGCTTTCTCTTGCTCACAATATTTAAGCGCAGCATTGCGTAATGATTTGGCAATTAGTTTTTCTTTATCTTTGGGCGGTAACTTAGACCACTCTGTATATTTATTTGGATGGGTAACAAACCACATCCATAGTATCTGTCTTATATCTGCAGTTTCAATTATAGAATATTTTCTGGAATACTCCATGGCAAGGGTAGATACTAACAAATTATATTCATCTACCCAAGCATCAGTCATTGACTAGTCAGCACCTTCCCATTGTCCTCTTTGTACTAATAGTCCTATTATCGCATAGTTAGCCAGGTCTATAAGGGTATCTTCGATTGATTCATAGTTCGGAGTGTTGCCTTTATCTACTAGGTTATTTAGCCTAGCCAGTTTGTCATGCATCCTAACTCTCAGTCCATTCATAGCACCGCCAGGGGCATGGGCTATATTCAGTGGGCCATAGTCTTGTTGTTTCTTAAGCAAGATAGATGTTAGTTCATTTGTAATTGTATCTATATCACCTGGATTCTTCATCTAATATCTCCTTCATACTTGTATCGAATTGTTCCATTGCTGATACTACTTGTATTTCATCCGTGAATTGTTTACCTTCACCTATGCTGCTTGCATATATAACTGTACCTAATAGGGTAAGCATACGCATAGCACTCTCTGGTTCTTTCTCTATAGTAGTATAGATATCTTTAAGTGCATTAAGAATGTCTAGCCCTTGTCCATCTGATATTGCTATGCCAACTAATTTTCTGTTATCTCCAACAAACTCCCAAAATTCTTCGTCAGTTTCCCAAGCATTTTCGAATTCGCTCATCTATCCATTCCTTTCCTTCTTGCACAATGATACTGTTAACATCGTGTCCTTCTGGCATTTGTAGTAAATTAACATTGTGTAGTTCTCTACTTAATCTTTTACCAAACTCTAAGCCTGCGTTATCACCATCTGCTAATACAATTACTGTTTCAAAATCATCTAGTATCTTTGCATAGTATGGTCGCCAGTTATTAACTCCAGGTATACCAACTGATGGGTGTCCAGTCTTAACTGATAGCACTACTGTATCTAACTCACCTTCAGTTACACATACATAACTACCTGCTGTTAGTACTACTTGTGCATTAAACATTGTAGTCTTAGCGCCAGGTACACCCATATACTTAGGGTCTTCGTGATTGTTCATACTTCTAAACCTAATATCAACCACACCTGATGGTGTTATATAAGGGATTGCTAATCTATTTTTGTATGCTTCATGACCTGGCAATGGCTCTGCTACTACACCTAAACTAAAACCTCTGCCCTCTTCTACCGAGAGATGCCGAGTTGAAAGATACTCTGCTGCTAGATGCAGGTCCTTTGCGTACTGGTCTGTTGCCTGCAAGAGATATGCTCTCTGCGAATTTGATAGCCTCAATATAATTACCTCCTTCTTTATACATTATTAAATCGTATACATCACCTTGTGCTTCACAACCAAAACATTTGAATCTATTTTCTTCATAGTTAACGGCTGCTGATGCGTGTTTATCTCCGTGGAATGGGCACTTCATCTTGCGCCAACCATGCCCCACTGCTGGCAGGGTGGCGCCTACGTGTGTTAGGTAGGCAGATACATCATGTTTGTCCATTAATCTTCCTAATTAATTCTATCCATATTTTTGCTGGCATTGTTGCATACCATTCTCCTACATCTCCTTTGCCTATGCGCTTGTGTATTACTACACCTGTCCATGCTTTATCATTTTTAATTTCTACTTCTAACTCTTTTATCCATGCAGATAAATCTAATTTCTTGTGGTTCTTTACCTCTATAACTACACCATTAACTCCTGCTATATCTCCTTTATCTAAGTGTGCACCTGCAATCCTACGCTCTACATATGGGTACCATTTCTTTAACCAATTAACTACATCTCGTTCTGCGTTGGAACCCTTTGCTTTGCGTGGATTGCTCATTCAAACTCCTGTTGTTGTGGCATATAACGAATCATAACATCATCTAGATACATAGATTCTGGGTTGAATGCAAGAGTAACATAGTTGTTACCTGTTTGGTCTGCCTTACCATAGCGATTCTTGACTGCTGCTACGCATAGATAGTTCATATCTGCTTGCTTCATCTGACCGATAGTTAATACCATTGCTGGTATCTGATTAACTAATCCTTGGATTGATGACCTTGGCTGACACGGACTGCCTTCATATCCTTCTTTGGTATGGTGCAATACAAGTAGTGCTGCGTTTGTATCTCTGGCTAGATACTTAAGTTCTTTCATTGCTGCACGCATACCACCGAACTCATCGTGTCCATCCATTGCTATGTCCATTAAGTTATCTACAACTATAAGTGCTGGACTCTTGCCCCATATGGTTTCAAATGCTGATACTTCTTCATCTAAATCTTTTAGTGTTGGGCTGGATTCAAAGCACCAAAACAAATGATTACCATTGGCTAATACTTCTTTTGCTTTCTCTGGCTGACGCTTGATTAATTGTTCTGCTTGTTGTTGGCTAATGTTCCCTGTCATTGCAATTAATCTCATAGCCATAGTGTGTGCATTAGTATCTGCACTAAAGTAAAGAGTAGGTAGTTTTGTTTTAGCCGCAATTGCTAATGCAATTGATGACTTGCCTGCACCTGGGGTGCCTGCAATAACTGTTACCTCTGCTCTGCGTAATATAATTCCTGCGTTTTCAAATACTTTAAAGACGGCAGGTAATGGTTCGCCACCTACATTTGTATTGTTAACACTTCTAATTAATGTTTTCATTACTCTCCTTTAATGTAAATGGGGACTGGCACCACGACTCAGTCCCCATTTATTATAAAGTACTAAGCGAAGATTGGCTTAGTACGTAGTTCTGTTGGGACCTTTGGTCCGTTCCAACGAGGACCTGCTGCTGGGTCATAGAATGCTTTGTATGGTTTGCCAGTTGCCTGTGCTTTTCCATACTTAAGAACCATAACTCCACGTTCACATGTAGGTGCACCTGGCTTGTTATATACCCAAGTGTTACCCCATTTATCTTCTACTGTTTCTTCTCCACCTGATTCTGTGGATGCTATGTTTGCATTGAAACTAGAGGCAATGTCTGCTACTGACATCGGCTTATTTGCTGATGTCCCTTTGACTGCTAGTTCTACTTCAGTGACTGCATCGGTAATGATATGTATACCTTGTGCAATCATGTCAGCAAATTGGTCTGCTGTTTCTGCACGCAGAGTTATCTGTGTGCCTCCTGCTGTTTTGAGATTGATACTGATTGGTGCTTCAGTGCTACTCATTTTTCTCCTATTCAAATGTAGTGGTTAAACCCTTCTGGTCTCTCCACTTTCTTGCTTTCATGGCTAATTGTAAACCTTTCCAGCCTTCTTTAATATCTATCCACACTAACTTGCACGTGCCTGTTCCTGCGGGTAGATGAATAATGATTGCTTTATCTTTGTTTACTTCGCCCCATGTACCACGGGTTGCCGTGGCACCATCATACGGCAAGCCGTTAGCATAGATTGCTAACTGTATTGCGATATTACTTGGATGGTCTATGCGACCAGTCTTAATATCTGCAATAAATAACTCGCCTTTATACTCAACAACTCTGTCTGGTGTGCCAGCAATTTTGTATTTGTCTAACACACTGAACTGTTCAATGAACCTGTTGCTGAGAATCTTAGTTGTTTGTTCGTAGGCTTTTACATCTGGCATCCACTCTGGTGGTACCACGCCTAAGTCGTGTCCTAAATCTAATTGTTCAGCAAACGAATGGATTGCTGTACCTATGTTGGCTGCTTTGTTTGCACCTGCTACTTGCATAGCATCTTCAATCAAAGAGTTGACTGCCATCTTATCTTCTTGTGCTGCAGTAATAGACAACAATATATCTGGTCGTGTAGTTAAACCTATTGCTGCCATCCGCATTTTCCATGCGGTTAATGCTGATGCATCATCGAGAGAGTTAGCAATTGTAGTTGCTCTTGTATAGGCCACTGCTTTACCACCGTTTGGTGGCACTACTAATGGTCTGCCGTACCTATCTCTATCTATTTCTACGTTTGCCATGTTCTCCTTTATGAGTTGCCCTGAGAAAGGAGATAGCCGAAATCAGGGCACTCAAGATTAGTATATCACATACTAGGATTCAGGATGGACACCATTAACTTCAATGTCGTCTACCCATAGGTCACCATCTTCAGTGAAGTTAACATCAATACTGTCTTTGATGATATCTTCTACTGCTTCTTGGTTGGCTGCTTCTATACCTGTAATTGTGGCTGTGATAGTCACTGTGGCTGACCAAGACTTAGTTAGTTGTTCACTACCTATGCTGGTAAGTAGGTCATTAACATCACCTACCTCACATAGAATTTCTGATTCGTCTGGTTCATATCTAGCCTGAAAGAATTCTTTTACATCAAACTGAGTGCTCTTTAATTTGCGCTCAACTTGTAGTAATTCTGTTTTGATATTCTCTTTATCTTCTATCAATCTGGCTAGTGATTCATTGGTAAAGGTATACTTAGTATCCTTTACCTGGATAGAGATAGTTGGTTCTGTGCCATCTACCTCACTGTAATACATTGTCATACTATCTCCTTATATTCTTATAGATGTTTGTGCTTGAGTAGCACCTTCTGCTATGTCGCAGTCATTACACCAATAGCCATATAAACCATTGGCAAATAATGATTCAGATACTACTAACTTTTTCTTTCTGCATACATTACATTCTTTGAACTGGGATATCATATAACTATACTCCTAACAATTCAAGTGCTCTAGTTTTAACACTATCATTACGACCAGCCATTGTGCTAACTGCTAGGTTCTTACCTTTAGCGTTGTAGTCAGCCCATTCTATAACTGCGTGCCACATACCAAACTCTGTGTCTCGTATGTTTTCCTGTGTAGGTGAGGCTGAGTATATGTCAAAGGCTTTAGCCCTAGCATTGATTGCATTAGTAAATTGTTTCTTCTCACCTGTTGATAACAGATGATGCGGTGCTTCCTCTATCTTACTTGGTAGTGGGAACACACGCTTGAAATAATTCTTAGCATGTTCATGGCTTGCTTTTCTATCAAGTAATGTATCTGCTAGTGCAGTGTAATCATTAGCCATATCATAAGTTAATCGTATGATGTTGGCTATCTCTGATACTGATAGCGTTGCATTAGTTGTATGACTTAATGTATAAGTATACTTGTTATTGTTCTTGTATATCTTATTGATTTGATTCATACAAAACAAACGCTCAATCACTGGTTTAATAATGACTGAACTACTACCATCATGGCTAGTTCTGGCTAGTAAGAATGCTGAGTGCGGGTCATCTGCAATGGTCATCTCCATTGGAGTTTCCATTAACATCCATACCTTTGCACCACCGTCATACTCACCTGCTGCTGCATATCTAAGTCCACTAGAATCAATTAAGTTATCTAATGCACCAAAGATTTCTGCATTCTGAAATACTTTATAGCGATTACCTACTACACCTATGGCTGATGTCTCACCCATTGGTGTTGTTTTGATAACTGCTTTCTTACTATCAACTGGAATACGACTAACTGATTCGTTGCCTGGTATCTGATAGTTTGCTTCGATGTCGTGTAGTGATACTGACCAATCTAATCCTGCTTGACTGGCTACCTCACTGGCTGATGTAGCCTCTACTGCTACGCCTGCTTTGTGCCATGCGCTTTTGCGTACGGCTCCGTGTATGAGAGTATTAGTTGTCATTGTTTACCTCATCAGTATCTATTGCATAGATACCATCTACAACTTTAGAGTGTAGTTGTTGTGCCATTTTAGTAAACTCAGATGGTGCCCACTCTGCATGGAATACTCTGTTAAGTAATCCTGCTAAAGCATAGTCTGGTTTAAGGTTTAAGACTTCAAGTATCATAGCCTTGGCTTCATCTATCTTTTCAATTTGATAGAGATAACCGCAGAATACTGTGGCTAATGGAACTGCTTTGTCTTTAACAATAACATTACCAAGTAATGATATGTATTCACCTATATAATCAATGTCTTTTTCTAGGTGCATACCCATAATAAAGTCACGGATTTGTAGGTTCTCATTGGTAGCAATGGCTACCTCTGCTATGTGTTGGGCTGATGGTACAACACCATCTGCTATGCCATCAACTGCTTTACGAATGTCCTCAACAATACGAACATTTGTATCACGGTCATCTGGATTGTATGTTCCTTCTTGTGCAGTTAACTGTTGCTTTACTTCATCACGAAGTAAGTCATAGTCTAGGTCTAGCATTTTATCTCCTTGTCTTGAGGGCGTTCTGCCCCTATTGGCAGACGCCCGATTTGTTATAGGTATCTGGCTATCGAATTGTAAGTAGATGTTGATACCACTTCCTC